CTATTATCTAAACTTATTACACCACCACCAAATGCTATAGGACTTGTTGCACTAAAGTCTGAAAGCAGTAACATGTTTTGGTCTGTACCTGCATTGTTAAACTGCCATCTGTCTGCTGTATCGTTCCATTTTAAATATCTTGTTCCACTTGAACGTACAACGTTTATATGTGCATCTCCATCGCTGACTGCACCTTGTCTTAATGTTATGTTTGTATCTTCTACAAACAAGTCAACCTGTGTAGCAGAGTTTATATTTGCTGTAACATTTAAGTTACCTTGTATTTCAACATCAGTTGTAAATGTTTTTGCACCGCCAATATTTTGTGATCCTGTTGTTCTTACTACTGTACTATCTACTGCAAAACTTCTTGAAGCAGTGATATCTCCACCGCCACTTAAACCGTCACCTGCTGTTAGTGTAACACCACTGTGATCTATATGTTCATTTGCTACATATCCACTTAGGTTGTGAATATCTATAGCACTATCGTTAGTGGATATAGTACCACTTGAAATATTGATACCTGTTCCTGCTGAAAAATGTGCTCTTACTTCTGTTGCACTTGGACCTGTATATGTAAATACACCATTAGCACTTGCATAAGTAAGACTTCCATCTCCTCCTGCATCTGTTACACTTATATTTGTAATTTGATCTGATGTAATGCTTATAGGTTGATTAGCCGCCGCTGTTAATTGTCCTTGTGCATTTACAGTAAAATTGCTTACTGTAGAAGCATTTGATCCATAACTGGCCGCACTAACACCTGAATTATCAATGGATACTGTATAGTTTGTGCCATCTTGTGATGCGGCACTGGTAATATCCATTCCTGTACCTGCTACTAAAGTTCTTGCATATGGTCCAGTTGTATCTGTACCTAACTCAACTGCATTTGCAGATATTGTAACATTTAAAGATGGTGCAGAAGTGTTTGCATTTAATCCTAATGATGCACTTCCTGATACATCACCTGTAAGTGTTAGTGTTCTATCTGCTACTAAACTGTTTGCCTGATCTGAAATACCACTTACATTACCAGTAACACTACCTGTAAAGTTTGTTGCACTGATATCTTTATTAAAACTTACAACATTTGAACTGTCAAGAAAAGACATTTCAGCAAGATTGCCATTACTGTTTAATTTTAATTTTGCTGTAACATTTTGACTGTCTGAATTTATAACTAATTCATCTGATTGTAGATTATTAACCTTTACTGTATCCTCTTGCTGGACAACCTCGCCTTCTATGGTAAGTTTACCCTGGATAACCAGTTCTTGATCTGCATTAATGTAAGTCTTTTTTGTTGCCATCTAGAATATCCTATATTATAGAACTATTTATCAGATTTTGTGTTTTTGAAAACCTAGTCAAAAAAAGAGGCTCCTAAGAGCCTCTTTAATTCTTCCTGAAACGTTTCGGTTTACTGGAATGCAACGTTGGCGAGTGTTACTGCATCAACGTAGTCTGCCGCATTACCAAGAGATGAAGCAGTATTTGTAAGTTCTTTATAACCATATCTGGTCATGAAACTTACTACTGGTTCAAAACTTGCTGGATCCATTACTGGGCCTGTGCTCATTAATGGAATGTAAGGACAGTAGAATGCTGGAGCATCAGTTTCGCTTGATCCTTTGTAACCAACAAGAACTTTTGTTCCGTCAGCCGCATAGTTATCAGCAAATACTCTGATTGTTCCGTTTAATGTACCAACAAACTTAGTGTTTACTGGTGCTTCAAATGAACCTTCAGTTGTTCTAGCAAATGTAGAAGTTGACGCACTTTGTAGGATTGTCAATGCTTCTGGAGATACAACGATGTAGTTACCAGCACCACGTCTTGTTCTAGCCGCGATTCTGTTAGCACTTCTGTTAATCTCAATAGCCAATGCCGCATGTCTATCACCGACATAAATGCTTGTACCACTTAAAGAACCAAAGTCTAAAGTTGTACCTGCACCTGCTAGAGTTCTTAGTGAACCGATAATTTCTTGGTCGATTTCAACTACGATCTCTTGTGCTAATGCCTGCATGATTTCTGCTTCGACGTCAACGCCGTGCATCGCTTCTGCATCTTGAGCCGCCTCAAAAGTCCATCTTGCTGATAACCTTCTGGTTTTCGCTTCAACGGTTTCTTTTAAGATTTGAATGCTCATTTTTCTACCAGGATTTCCTTCAGCCGCCGCTGTGGCGTCTGGGGAACCTGCGTATGAACTAGCAAGTTTGAAAGGACTTAATGCCTCGTCACCTGCAGTTGCTCCACCACCAGTTTCCGCATAACGTACTCTTAATGTATGGATTTGGCCCACTGGACCACTCATTGGTTGTACACCAACAAGCTCGTTAGCGATAACAGAAGGCATAACCCTTCTAATTAACGGTAACATTACTTTGTTTAATGTTGCTACTGAACCTGCACCTGTGGCACCTGCTGTTGCGGCCTCTGACAAATGTCTCTTTGTATTTTCGAGGACCACATCTAATGAAGATTTTCTGTTTCCATCTAAACCTTCAAGCAAGGCTTCCTTAGTTGCGGACCAGTTGCTTTCAAATAAATCTGCCATTTCTAACTCCTATTTTATTTTGAAAGTCCGGCTAATTTACGGATAACGTCGATTTCAACTACGTCTTCCGCTTTGTCATCGGCTTCTGCTGTAACAACAGCCGCCTTATTACCAGTGTGTTCACTAGTAACTGATTCTGACAATGTCTGCTTTTCTCTTGGTGCTTCGTTATCAAGAACAGAAGGCAAGTACTTATTGAACTGCTCTTCTAATCTTTCTGTCTTAACACTTTCAAGTAAATCAGACATAATTTCTTTCTTCTCTTTGCCTAACGGCGCCATTAGTTCGTTGAGTTTCTCTTTTCTTTCGAATCGATCTTCTGCAACTCTTAATTTAGATTCTACAAGTTTCCCTGCTTCGTCTTTTTCAGCAATCTTTTCGTTTGCTTCATTAAGTCTGGCTTCCATTTCGACGATTTGTTTTTGTACTTTCTTGATTTCTTTTGCCTCGTTTAGGTAACTAGTACCATATTCGTTTGCAAATGCTTCAAAAATTCTTCGACCGAAGTCATTTTCACGAGCCTTAGTAATATCGTCTTTAAATGATCTAACTTCATTTGTAATAACTTTGTTGACAACGTTTTCAACCTTGTCAGCCGCTTTACTAATGAAATCTTTCTTCGCTTCAGCAAGTTGTTTTTTGCCTTCACGGACCATTTTGACTTTTTGTTCCACAAGACCTTTTTTGTCTTCATGGAACTCTGATAGTTCTCCAGCAAGTTGCTCTGCAACAAAATTATCTAATTTCGTTACGTGATCACTTACTTTGGCTCTATCTGCTCTAAGTTCTTTAACTTCCTTTGCAACCATTTCAGTTACAAATTTGTCAAGCACTTTGGCATGCTCACTAATGGCTTTGTGATATTTGACACGATCAGTTGCTAGGACATTTTTTTCCTCTGCAATTTCTTTGATCTCTGCCTCAACTTTTTCTGAGATGAATTTATCCATTGCTTCAACAATCTGACTTTTGTCATGACTGTATCTTTGGGCAAACTCTTCTCTAAGTTCAGCAGTAATCTCATCTCTTGCTTCAGAAATTTTTCCTTCCCATGCTTCTTGAAGAGCATCTTTAACTTCAGAAGTTAAATCTGCATTCTCAAGTAGATCTTTAAAATTCACTGCCATCGTAGTCTCCTACTTAATTTTTAGTTCATTGATGAAGCCAGTGATAGCCTTCATCAAGTGTTTTTCTGCACTTTTATCGTGTGTTAATGCAGATGCGGTGTCAAATATTTGTGCACCGCCTCGCATATTAAATAAACTTTCATAGATTGTTTTAGGGTAGGCATCTGGTGCACTTGGTTGTGCCACAATGTCTACTGTTACTATATCAAAATCGGATACACGTCCACTTTCGTTGACATTACCACTTCCCCGACTTGATACACCAAGTTTTGCTCCTGCCTTCAATAATGCTCTTGCAATATTTCCCATTGGTGTTTCTATGATTTTCAACTTTCCTAAACCGTTGCTGTCTTCACAGTATAAGTCAGTAATTATATGACTTACACGGTCTAGATTAATTTGTAGTTCTTCTGGATGGTCTAATTCGCCCATCACAGTTTCGCCTTTGGATAGTCTTTCTTTAACACTTTCACATGCTTTTGCTATTTCATCTTTGGGATATACTCTACCATTCTGGTTTTTTACATCGCCTTGTATGAAAAGTCCAGCCATAAACAGGTCCTTACCATCACTGGATTCCATAATCTGGACTCCAGATTGCTCAGGACTCATATATTCATATAGTTTATTGGCCATCGACTACTCCTATTAGATACTTAAAAAGCCTTATTTAATCTCGTCTGGATTATTTACTGCTTTATGTTCTGCATCTATATTACTTGAAGGTGTGTGGTCTTTAGGACTGTTAGGATTACCTTTGTCGCCCATGTTACCTTCTCCACCATCATTAATATGTATTGGCTTCCCAGCATTACCAACTTTTGAACCGCCACTTGGAAGTGGTGCGTCATTGTTGTCTGCGTCTCCGCCTTTCATAGGTTCTTTTGCACCCATATCTGCTACTTTGTCTTGTAACTTAGTTGCTTCTTCAACAACTTCGTCCTCAACTTCCTCGTCTAGATCATATTCAACTGATTCTAGATCAAGTTCGTCTTCCATGTCCATGGCATCCATTTCTGCTTCTTCGCCATCTTCCATGTCTTTAT